GCAGCGGTCGGTTTGACGTGGACCGTGTTCCACAAAAAAGAGCCTACGTTTCTGACGGAGGGAGAAACCGGTCTCTTCGATGATGGGACCGTACGAATCCTTGCTAGGGAACTGCAACAGCTTTACGAGCTTGGAAAGCCGCGAGTTCTTTCGGTCGAACACGTGGGTCGATTTCGGATTGAGGCTCTCCCCGTCAAGTAGCATTCATAGCTGCTCGCAAGAAAAACATGGATTATAATGAGACCCGTGACCCATGTTTAGGAGCAATTATGGACACCGTCAAGAAAGTTCTCTCGAAGACCAAGAACTTCGTTGTTCAGCACCGGACTGCCGTAGCAGTCACCGCCACCGCCACCGCGGCCGCCGTGATCATCTACCGCAACCAGAAGCAGTTCAACCAGTTCCTGGACTCGAAGGGCCTCACCGACGAGTTCTACAAGACCCCTGAGTCCTGATCACCAACTCACTACTCTAAATCCACTTACACGGATTTAGAGTTTTCTCTTTCTTCCGCGCCCCTATACATCATATATAAGGCGGATGCTTCCATGATCACGTTTCTGACGATTTTGATCGTCTTTCTCAAGACCGTCGAAGTTGTTGCTGTCTTCGCTATCGTACTGATCGCCGTGGACATGATGATCTTCACGGCCCATAAACCCAACAGCGTCAAGACACCGACTTCGAAGGGGAGGCACACGCCGAAATATGTTGCAGAGGAGAAAGCAAAGCAGTTGCAGCGCAAGGAAGAAGAGGCTGCCGCCGCGGGGACATTCTTCGATACTGCTTCCTGGGGATTCAACACGTCGGGAGAGATGTTCTACCGGGGCGCCAAGGTCTCTCCTGAGAATGATCTGAACTTCTACAAGATCATGGACGAGCTTGCCGACAACGAAATCTTCGTGAACACCAAGGACATCTAAATGACGTTCGCAGATCTGGCTCGGCGGGCCTCTAAACTCGCCATAGATCACTCCCCCACCATTCTGACGTCGATCGGCGTCGTCGGAACGATCACCACCGCATATCTTGCGGGGAAGGCGTCATTCGAAGCCGCGGATATTATCCGCCTCAAGGAAGGGACGGAAGGTCAGCTTCGCAATCCTCGAGAGAAGTTGAAAGAGCGATTCAATCTCGTCTGGAAGCTGTATATCCCCCCAGCCGTGATGGGTGTCGCCACCGTCACTTGCATCATCGGCGCCAATCGCGTGGGCGCCCGTCGAGCAGCCGGCCTTGCCGCGGCCTACACCATCACCGAGAAGACCTTCGAGGAGTACAAGGCGAAGGTTGTCGAGAAGCTCGGTGAGAGGAAGGAGCAGGCGGTACGAGACGAGATCGCTCAGGATCGTATCGATACGTCCTATGGCGAGGATGCCAAGCTCTTCGGCGTCAGCGAGGGCGAGCTCTGCTACGACAAGTTCAGTGATCGGTTCTTCCTCGGCAGCATCGAAGGCATCAATTCCGCGGTCAACGCTCTCAACAACGCGATGAATCACGACGGGTACGCGGCGCTGGCGGATTTCTATCGCCTTCTCGAGATCGAGGCGCCGGGATACTCGGAGCAGATCGGCTGGAATTCGGATCGCCTTCTCGCGATCAACTTCTCGTCGACGCTCGCGCACGGCAGCAAACCCGTGATCGTCATGGACTTCCGCAACGAACCGGAGCCCGACTACGGTCGATTTCGGGGCCGGTGACCGCAACGTCTTGAGAAGGGTGCATATTCTCCTGAGTGGAGGATGCCCCACGGCCCGCGGTCTTGCTGAAGGCTACGACTACTGCGAATGATACAAGACCCAAGCCTCTAGAGATTAGACGAGATCGACGCGCATGTGATCCTTATTCCTATGACCCTATGCCTTGCGCGGTTTAGAGTTATGAATATCGACATACGGACTCGTCTAATCCCTTGAGGCTTGGGTCTCGCAACAAAAACACGGTTTGTAATGAGACCCCGGCATCGTCGATGCTACATGGGATCACACTTTTACTGAAAGGTTTACCCTCGTGTCCGACACCATCACCACCGCTTCCACGAAGTCCTCCAAGGCTGCCGAGAAGGTCGTCGAGAACATCCCCGCCGTCGTCGAGACGGTCGAGGTCGCCCTGGAGGTGCCGGCCAAGCTGGCCGTCAAGACTCCCCTGATCGTGGTCGTCTCGGTCCTCGGCGGCGCCGCGCTGGGTGCCGGCGGACTGTGGGCCGTCAACAAGTGGCGTGCCCGCAAGGACGAGCAGGTCGACGTCCCGGACGACATCAGCTCGCTGGACGACGAGGCCAAGAAGGCCTAGCGATGAGTTCGCCAAGGATCGTCTGGACCAAGGTGTATCAGGAACGATACTGTGTCGATTCCGGACGTCCGGTCCGGATGATCCCTGGCGATCGCTGTCTCGATCATGGTGGACGTTCCGTCGCCTGTTACACAGCAATTCGTAATCCCCGATGCGAACATCCCCGAGTGTCAAAGAATCATCCGTATCCTCGTTGCGAAGAATGCGGAAACACTGGGAAAAAAGTTACGAATGAAGTTTCGTAAATAACCAACGAAAAAGCCCTGTTGAAAATACACGGAGCTTTTCAATTTTCTCTATACCTCTACACTCAGAAAAGGCACAACGTGTTCAGGACTCAGGTCACCTACAAGGACTTCAACGACAAGCAGCACACCGAGGAGCTCTACTTCCACCTCCTGGCGCCCGAGCTGGTGGACCTCGAGTTCAGCACCGACTTCCAAGGCGATGGCGGGATGGGCGACTTCATCCGCGAGACGATGAAGTCCGGTGACGGTCAGAAGATCTACACCTTCTTCAAGCTCATGATCGTCAGCTCTTATGGTCGGCGGAGCGCGGACGGTTCCGAGTTCATCAAGGACCCGGCTTTCACGAAGAGCTTCATGCAGACGCGGGCCTACGAGGAGTTCTTCCTGTGGCTCGTCCTCGACCCCAAAAACGCCGAGAAGTTCTGGCTGGGCATCATGCCGGAGCGTCTCGCGCAGCAGGCCGAGGAGATGGAGAAGGCCAGCACCGGCAAGAAGAGTCTGGCGGAGATGAGCAAGGAGGAGCTCGTCGCTCTGATGCAGGCGAAGCTCCAGGAGAAGGCTCCGGCGAATGAGGCCGTCGAGGCCTAACCATGCCGCGACGTGTCGTTGAGTTTCGATCGTCGATTCACATTATCGATGAGGATCGCGAAATAATCGGAAGTTACTCGATTATCAGAGAAGTAGCGATCGCCAGCAAAAGCAAGGGAATGGCGTCCATCGTCGACTCGGTGATGACAGACTTCACCGAAGACATCGCTGATTACACGAAGACTTTTCTTCGTGACGAGGGCTCCTAAGGCATAAACACATACGACGGATTGGGCATCAGCAAGGGAAACCACGGTCCTCTGACGGGTCTCAACTGTGGATCTCTATTCCGGATGCTTGATTATAAAAGACCGCCGAAGTGGGCTCCGACAATCGCGAACAGGCGCCCTATCCATCGTTGTGCACGATCTTGACATGAAACTCATGTGGAAGGATATCCCCCACTCATGAACATCAACGCCCTGTCCATCACCAAGTTCGTTGCCGCTGGCATCGTCGGTATCGGCACTGGCAAGATCGTCGGGAAGATCATCAAGGATCACGTGAAGCCCGAGACCCTCATCGACAAGGTCACTGTCACGGCTGCCGCGTGGGTGATCAGCGCCGTGGTAACGAAGGCGACCAAGCAGTACACCGAGGAGACGATCGACGAGGTCGTGGAGATGGTGACGACCGGTGTCGGGAAGATCAAGCTCAACACCAAGCTGAACAACATCAGCGACGGGCACACCACCTTCGAGAAGGAGGGGCTCGACCCGTCGCAGTTCCGCAAGAACGAGAAGGGCCGCTGGGCTCCTATCGGCGATGAGGAGAAGGAGTCCCTCGAGATCGTGACCAACCCGAAGAAGACCGACAACTAATCACCAAAGCACGACCACATATCTGCGGATTGAGGCATATACATGGAAGAGTTTCCCGGCAATTCGCGCAGACCCACTACCCCGGAGAACCACAAGGTGGTTTCCTCCGACAGTGTCAAGCTCGACAGTGTCGTCACCGGCAAGGTGATCAAGCGCAAGAAGCCGCTCGGGCGTCGCATCAGGGAGATGTTCTTCAGCGGAGATTCCAACAGCGTGGTGGGATATCTCGGCAAGGAGGTTCTTCTCCCGGCCCTGCAGAACCTCATCACCGATTTCGTGACCCAGGGCATCGAGAAGGCCGTCTACGGTGAGGTACGCACCAATCGTCCGTCGTATCGTGGTGGGTCCACGGCGGGTACTCGGATCAGCTACGACAGGTACGCCTCTCCGCAGAGGCCGAATCCGCCGACCGCTCCTGTACGACGAGCGATCACGCAGCCCAATTCTCTGGACATCGGCGAGATCATTCTCGACACCAAGATCGAGGCCCAGCTGGTCGCGGAGAAGCTGTTCGAGACCGTCGAGGAATACGGTGTTACCACGGTCGGACATCTCTACGAATTGATCGGTCAGACCCCGGTGCAAACCGATCACCGCTTCGGCTGGACCAATCTCGAGACGCTGGAGATCAAGCGAGTGCGTGAGGGATGGCTTCTCGTCCTTCCTTACCCGATCGACGTCAGGTAATTCTCCGGCATCATGAACAACATGTAATTGGTTTGCTGACCGTCTACCGAGTACTCATGGAGGTTCAGGAGTGACAACGAAGTCGAAAGTAGCATTCATCCTCATCGGCGCCGCGGTGGGATATGTTGTGGCCGATCGATTCATAGCTAAGGTCGATCTCCACAAGGCCAACAAGCTGGATCGGGTTGTGCGCAGGTGGAGTCGATGAACAATAACATCATCGTCGCCGGAGGCGCGGCGGGCGGATATTTGTTCGCCAAGAACCGCCTCACCAAAGCGTTCGACGTCAGGTAATTCTCCGGCATCATGAACAACATGCGAATGACCCTGGCTGAGATATATTCTTCTACATGGGTAGCCAGGAAGACGGACGCACAAATAATCGCTATATATCGGCGTCTACAATCGCAAGGGAGAATCAAGCTATGACTACTCGCAAGGCGTATATCGTGTACGTCAACTTGGATCCGATGCCGGGAGAGATGTACACCGAGGAATCGGCTCTGCAGATCCTGCAAGAGATCTTCTTCGACACGATCCCGCAGTATGACCCCGGCGTGCACTACGCGCCGGAAAGCATTGAGGTGGGCATCGCCAAGAACACCAACGCTCCTGAGCGTAAGGCGTTCCTCATGTACATCAATCTGGACGATCTTCCCGGTCAGATGTACTCACAGGAATCCGCACAGAACGCTCTTCGCGCTATTCTCAACGGTCGGATGGCGCACTACAACCCTCTCGTTTCCCTGGCCCCTGCCCACTTGCAGGTCTACGATCTCGAAGGAACCAACCTCGCATGAACCTCGAAGCTCTGAAGGCCGCGGCGACCAGTAAATTCGCTCGTCAGGTCCTCATCACTCAGAAGCACTCTCCCAAGATCCTCTTCGCCGCGGGGACGATCGGCGTCATCGGTACCGTCGTTCTGGCCTGCCGTGCCACGCTCAAGATCGGCGACGTTCTGGAAACGACTGAGAAGCACGTCGATTTCATCTCCGAGGAAGCTGGCACCGAGCAGATCTCTCACGAAGATGCCAACAAGCGAATCGCGAAGATCAAGCTCAAGACTGCTCTCGAGATCGCCAAACTGTACGTGCCGGCTATGGGTCTGGGCATCGTCTCGATCACGGCTCTCACCGGCTCCCACGTGATCCTCACCAAGCGCAACACCGCCGTCATGGCCGCCTACGCCGGTCTCGATCGGGCCTACAAGGAGTACCGTCAGCGCGTCACGAATGAATTCGGCGCTGACACCGATCGCAAGTTCGCCATGGGTACGGGCGACACGGTGGTCGAGGAGAAGACGGCCGACGGGAAGACCAAGACGCACGTGGTGCAGACCAAGGATGACAAGGGTGGCGGTTCGCCCTACGCGGTTCTCTTCGACGAGTCCTCCCGCTTCTTCACCAAGCAGCCAGGCGGGAACCAGCTCTTCATCGAAACCCGTCAGTCCTGGGCGAACGACAAACTCCGTGCGCACGGTCACCTGTTCCTCAACGAGGTCTACGACATGCTGGGCGTGCCCCGGACCAAGGCCGGCGCCTGCGTGGGCTGGGTCTACCGTCGGGACAACGAGCCGAAGAACGGTGACAACTACGTCAGCTTCGGCGTCTTCGAGGGCGATCCCGACCTGGTAGAAGCCTTCCTGGACGGCGAGTACAAGCACGGGATCTGGCTCGACTTCAACGTCGACGGCATGATTCTGGATCTGATCTGAGATGACCGATCAGAACAACACCTACACCGTCATCTTCGACGAGAGCAACCGCTACTACTCGCAGAATCCGGTAGCGAACACCCACCAGCTGGTGACCAAGCAGGCCTTCGCGAACGAGAAGCTCTCGGTTCGGGGTCACCTGTTCCTCAACGAGGTCTACGACATGCTGGGCTTCAATCGGACCCGGGACGGTCAACTCGTCGGGTGGATCTACAAGGGCCCTCAGAGCTACATCAGCTTCGGTCTCGAGGAGCTGATCGAGCGTGACCACATCGGCCCCATCACGCTCACGATCAAGACCGAGGGTGAGATTCTCGACATCCTCATGAGCGAGAACGCGGCCCGTCCGTGATGAAGTATTACGCATATTCCTATGCGGCCTTCTCGGTCGCGGCGATCGGTGTAGTAGCTCTTGTCTACTTCACCAAGAAGAGCTTGGAGGGGCTCAAGTAATGAACAAGACATATCTGATCGTGGGCGGCGCCTCCGTGGCGTCTCTGGCGGTCGGAGCAGCCGGCGGATATCTCCTCGCCAAGAAGAAGTTCGACGAGCAGTTCGATCTGAGCCTCTCGGTCGAGATCGACAAGATCATGAAGTACTACGCGGGGCTGACCGAGACGTTTCTGGAGACCGACAAGATCATCGACCCCCTCGACGAGGAGGCAAATCCTCAGGAGGACGAAGAGGAAGAGGACGACGAACCCGTCGATCCTGAGCTCGAGGAGAACGCCAAGCAGGCCCTGACGAACTATCAGGGTTTCGCGGAAAAGCCCCCGCTCGAGTCCCTCACCAAAAACATCTTCATGGACGAGGACAAGCGAGCTTCTCTCAAGAAGCAGACGCTTCCCCCTCGCGATCCCAAGACGGGCCTCTTCGTCGCGTCCAAGCCGAAGGCCGACTTCGCCGATCGTCCCAGGGTTCCGTCCAACGTCCCCCAGCCCGAACTCACGCCGTACCTGATCACGTCTGAGCAGTTCCTGGAGAACGAGCCGGAGCACGATCAGGAGAACTGTCTCTACTTCGTCGGCGACAAGACGGTGTTGAGGATCTACGACCGTGAGATCATCGACAACGATCGCATCGGCGAGGTCAACCTCACTCTGTTCCCCGACGTTCCGGAGGGTGAGGCCAGCATCATCTGCGTCCGCAACGAGGGTCTCAGTGAGGACTACGAGATCCAGCGTACCGACGACGAGCTCACCGATTACTTGGGTCTCGGTGAGGATTAAGAAAGGAAGTGATGAGCATGCCGCTTGACGAGGCATATTTCGTGTGGTTGTACAGTCAAGTCGGCTCGGTGAAACTGCGTAACCGCTCCAAGACCTACTGGAAGTTGCTGAGGCTCCTATTTCAGAAGGAGTTCACCTGGCAGGGCATCGAGAAGGACGGAAACCGAGCACAAGACGGTAAGGATCTCCGCGTGCAATTCTTGCGAGAGACCAACACTGTCGTGGACGAGGAAGGATGGCTCGAGATGGGCTGCTCCTTCCTCGAGATGATGATCGCTTTGGCATGGCAACTCGCCTTCGAGGGGGGAGGCGAGCAACATGAGCGTTTCTGGGAGATGATCGACAACCTCGGTCTTCTCGACTGCACTGACGCTCATCCGCCAGACGAAGCGATCGTCGACCATATTCTCAACAAGGTGATCAACCGAGACTACTCGCCAGATGGAGCGGGTGGTCTCTTCCCCTTGCAGAGAACCAGCGAAGACCAACGGAGAGTTGAGCTGTGGTACCAGGCTAACGCTTACCTCCTGGAACGTCTCTAACCATCCGGGAGGAGGGGTAGATGGATTTCTTTCAGATCGCAGTAAAAGAAAAAAAAGGCGGAGGATTCGAAGCGTATCCGGACTTCGTTGTCGGGCGCTCCGAGGACCTTATGGTCCGAGCGAAAAACTTCTACGCCGTCTGGAATCCGAATGCGGAAGGTCCCGACAAGGGTCTTTGGTCCACCGACGAATACGACGTACAGCGGATCGTGGACGACAAACTGCACTCGTACCAGAAAGAAAACAAGGACGTTGTCAGCGTAAAGACCATCCGAAGCTTTGGTTCGAATGCGCAAAGCACGTTTCGCAAATTCATGAGCCAGATCGGAGACAACGCCCACGTACTGGACGAGAAGCTGACGTTCCTCACGACCAAGGTCGAGAAGAAAGACTACGTCAGCAAGAGACTTCCCTACGACCTCGCCCCCGGAGATATCTCAGCCTGGGATGTCATGATCGGCACCCTCTACAAGCCTGACGAGCGTGCCAAGATTGAGTGGTTCATCGGGTCTATCGTATCGGGGGACTCGAAAACCATTCAGAAATTCCTCGTCTTGCATGGTCCTCCGGGAGCAGGCAAGGGAACCATGATCGACATCGTGATGAGTCTCTTCCCCGGCTATATCACGACGTTCGATGCCAAGGCTCTCGGATCGAGCGGGAACCAGTTCGCTTCGGCCGCATTCGAGAACAACCCCCTGGTGGCAATCCAGCACGATGGAGACTTGTCCAGGGTGGAGGACAACACCACACTCAATTCCATCGTGTCTCACGAGATCATGAAGGTGAACCAGAAGTACAAGCCTTCATTCGACGCTCGTATCAACGCGGCGCTGATCATGGGAACGAACAAGCCGGTCAAGATCACAGACGCTCAGTCAGGTCTTATCCGTCGCTTGATCGACGTGCATCCGTCGGGAGTCAAGCTTCCACCCACGGAGTATCACCGACTGAAGGCGCGGATCGAGTTCGAGCTGGGAGCCATTGCTCATCACTGCCTCGAGGTCTACAAGGCGATGGGGAAGAACTTCTACAGCAACTACCAGCCCCTGGAGATGATGTTCAAGACGAACGCCTTCTTCAACTTCATCGAGGCGCACTATGACGTCTTCGAGAAGCAGGGCGGAGTCAGCGCCAAGCAAGCGTGGAATCTGTACAAGGAATATTGTCAGGAAGCGGCGATCGAAAAGCCGTTCTCGATGTACGCGTTCAAGTCGGAGCTCGGGAATTACTTCGAGGAGTTCCACGACAGGATCGTGATTGATGGGGTGACCATCCGGAGTTACTACTCCGGCTTCAAGGCCGAACCGTTCAAGCAGCCTGTCGACGATGACGTCAAGACGTTCACCCTTCGCATGGATGAAACCACCTCTCTGCTGAACATGGAGCTCGCGGATTACGCGGCTCAATACGCCAAGGCCGACGGTACTCCCTCAAAGTTTTGGGATGACCACGAGCGCATCATCGGCGGTAAGTTGCAGAAACCGCGACCCTCTCAGGTCGTGGACACGCATCTCAGAGATCTGGACACGACGCGCGAGCATTACGTTAAGGTTCCCGAGAACCACATCGTCATCGACTTCGACTTGAAGGACGAGGATGGAAACAAATCACTCGAACGAAACCTCGCCGCAGCTGCAGAATGGCCCCCCACCTACGGAGAGCTCAGCAAATCCGGCGAAGGCGTCCATCTGCATTACCTATACGACGGAGACGTCTCCCAACTTGACTCATATTTTGATGATGGAATTGAAGTCAAGGTGTACTCGGGGAATAGCGCCTTGCGTCGTCGGTTGTCGAAGTGCAACAACGTGCCGATTGCTACGATTAGCAGCGGACTAGCCTTCAAGGAGAAGAAGCGGGTGCTGGACCCCGGGAAACTGAAGAGTCAGAAGGCCCTTCGGGACCTGATCGCCCGTAACCTCCGGAAGGAGATTCACCCGGGCACCAAGCCGTCGATCGACTTCATCAAGAAGATCCTCGACGACGCCTACGAAGACGGTCTCGAGTTCGACGTCAGTGATCTGAAGCAGAAGATCACGGCATTCGCCAACAACAGCTCCAACAAGTCGCTCGAGTGCCTGAAGATCGTGCAGTCAATGCGATGGAAGTCTCACGAAGACCTTCCCGAGACCCCGATCGAGGTCACGGAGGAACGTCTGGTCTTCTACGACATGGAGGTGTACCCCAACCTTCTGGTGATTTGCTGGAAGTTCGAGGAAGACAAGCCCTCCGCAGACAGTGTCGTGCGAATGATCAACCCCAAGCCGCACGAGGTGGAGGCGCTCATGCGCTTCAAGCTGGTCGGCTTCAACGTTCGCAACTACGACAACCACATCATGTGGGGCGCTGCGATGGGATTCAATAACCAGCAGCTGTACAACCTCTCGATGAAGATCATCAACGGCGTGGCCGGCGCCAAGTTCGGTGAGGCATACGGTCTGTCGTACACGGACATCTACGACTACAGCACCGACAAAAAGGGGCTGAAGAAGTGGCAGATTGAACTGGGTCTCGAGCACCGTGAGATGGATCTACCGTGGGATCAGCCCGTCCCGCAGGATCGCATCATGGATGTGGTCGAGTACTGCGCCAATGACGTGGTCTCGGAAGAGATGGTCCACAGGCATTTGCAAGGCGACTACACGGCCCGTCTGATCCTGGCAGATCTGGCCGGTATGAAACCCAACGACACCACGGCGAAGTTGACCGCGGCGATCGTCTTCGGAAAGGAAAAGAACCCTCAGAACAACTTCGTCTACACGGATCTCTCGAAGGAGTTCCCCGGTTATGTCTTCGAGTCGATTGCAGGAAAGGGTGTACAGAGCACCTACCGAGGCGAGATTGTCGGTGAGGGAGGCTACGTCTACGCTGAGCCTGGTATTTACCGAGATGTCGCGCTCTTGGATGTCGCTTCTATGCACCCTACGAGCATCGGTCAACTCAACCTGTTCGGTGAGTACACGCCGCGTTTCATGGCGCTCGTCGAGGCACAGTTGGCGCTCAAGAACGGTCTTTACGCTGATGCCAAGGAACTCCTTGGTGGGAAGCTGCGACCGTACATCCAGGAGATCGAGAATCTCCAACAGCAAGATCCCGCCGCGGCGAAGAAAGCAGCTATGGATCTGCGCTGGGGTCTTAAGATCGCGGTCAATATCGTATACGGTCTGACCTCGGCCAAGTTCGACAACCCGTTCATGGACCGGCGCAACGTGGACAATATCGTCGCCAAGCGCGGTGCTCTGTTCATGATCGATCTCAAGCACTTCATCCAGGAGAAGGGCTTCAAGGTCATCCACATCAAGACGGACTCGGTGAAGATCCCTGGAGCAACGCCGGAGATCATCGAGGATGTCAAGGCCTTCGGGAAGAAGTACGGCTACACTTTCGAGTACAAGCCGGACGAGGACCAGTACTCCAAGATCGCTCTTCTCAACGACGCCGTCTACGTCGCGAAGAAGGACAACTGCGTCAGCAACTGCTGGACGGCCACAGGTACCCAATTTCTTCCCCAAACCAACCCGTACGTGTTCAAGAAGCTGTTCGGGCACGATGACGACATCCATTTCCTCGACCTCTGCGAGACGAAGCACGTCCAGCAGGGTGCGATCTACATGGACTTCGGCAAGTACGGGAGCGGTATCGTCGACAACGCCGATCAGCCCGGCTGGCTTGACGAGGCTCTTGGTGAGATGAAGGAGATCGCCAAGGCCGTGAAGAAGGAAGGTCGCGATCCTGTAGCGGCCGAGGCGGAGATGGCGGCTCTGTACCAGAACGCTCTGGACAAGTTGATCCACGTGGGTAAGACCGGTCGCTTCACTCCGGTCAAGCCGGGCTACGGTGGCGGATATCTCTACCGTATCAAGGATGGTAAGCACTACGCCATTGCTGGCACCAAGGGTCACCTCTGGGTCGACTCCAACATCGCCATGGATCTTCCGGGCGATGCGATCGACTACGACTTCTTCGAGAAGAAGATCGAGGAGGCTCGGAACGACCTCGATCAGTTTCTCGTGGGTAGTGGCTTCGCTACTGTTGACGAGTTCCTCTCGTGATTCTGGTTGAGTACATTTTCTGTTGTATCTTGGGGGCGCTCACGGTATTCGTCTTGGGCATGATATTGACAGAGCCATTAACCATTCACGCCTGGAAATCAAGAATACCGACATCGTCGATCGGAGAAGTCATGTCGGAAAACACCAAAGGTCGGGTGATCATCGGAGCAAGTGTCGTCGGTTCGTTCACGATCGACGATGACCGGAAAATCTCCATCACGATGCAGGATGGGACGGACGTCGAGGACGCTATCGCCAAGGCCAGCAAGCGTGGTTGGGTGGTAGGTCTGAGCTTCCCGCCCCATTTCGACAAGGACGACGAAAGGTTCCAGGGAAGTCGGCGAGGAAGAGACAAACTGCTTTGAGAGTTGGTGTGGTGTGCGGTATGCGCTGGTACCTTCCCGGGTTCCGGCGCAGCCGCCCTTTATTAGGGTGGGGAAGAGTCAGAGAAGGGGAGGGTATCTAACCATGTCCGACAACGATAACGTGGCCCAAAGCGATGAGGTCATCGGCAAAGGTTCTGCAGAGATCGACGGTGTGGCGTTCAACTTCGAGGGCGACAAGACGTTGGTTAGTGACATCCTCGCTGCTCTGACGGCTGGCACGATCCTCATCAATTTCGAAAAGATCAAGAACAGCGACAACATTCTCGAGCTCGCGAGGGAAACGGGAGCGGCCTTGGTGCTGCTGGAGGAACCGGAGATCCCTGCTGAATAAGGAGTAATACAGCATGGCCCTGTATGACATTCCCGTCAAGATGTACGGCGTCGAGGTCGGAAGCGCCGCAATCAACGATGACGGGTCCGTGGTGATGCACGTCAACCCCAACGGCTTCGGCGTGGACTGGCTGACCGAGTTCGACAACGGTCAGTACGACAGTCTCACCATCGTCCCGTCCGGTCAGCCCGTGACGCCCGATCCGGTGTAGATGGAGATGACCCACATCACACACGCAAGCGTTCCGGTCAAGCATCACGGCGAAGTGATCGGAACGGCCCAGATCGACGAGGATGGGAGTGTGGAGTTAGCACTCTATTCTCGCAACGAACTTACCAAGGATCTCTTACGATCCATCAGTCAGGGATTCTGCGATGGCGTATCGATCTCGCCGACAATGATCCCCGCGCGACCTAGCATGTTGCAGGACGATCGGCGTATTCGTGATGTCGTGGATGACTTCTTCGGTTTCACCAAGTAACATTCACCATGCCCAAAACGAAATACACTGACTTCGCCTGTGATACGTGCGGGTGGGGCGGAACACATCCGTGTGTCATAGGGAGAGTGGGATCCCCGGTCTGGCTCAAGCAGATACCGTTATCCCGATGGCACACGGCTAGAAAGAACAAGCTTCAAAAACTCAAACGCCTCAATACAAAAGGAATACACGATGGCGCTGCCCAACCGTGAGACCGTGACTTTCCGAGACGCGGCCATCATCTTCAAGAATTTCGCCGGCGAGTCCAGGAAGTTCAACCCCGAGGGCACTCGCAACTTCAGCATCATGATCGGCGAACAGCAGGCCGCAGATCTCGAGCGTCAGGGCTGGAACGTGAAGCCTCTGAGGCGACGCGAGGAGGATGACGAGCAGTACTACCACCTCAAGGTGGCGGTCAATTTCTCCAACCGTCCGCCGCGCTGCTGGCTCATCTCCTCGGGCGGCAGGACGATGATCGGCGAGGGCATGGTCGGCATGTTCGACCAGCTCGACTCGGTCAAGGTCGACCTGACGATCACACCGTACGACTGGAAGCTCGACTCGGGAACCTCGGGCCGGAAGGCCTATCTTCAGAGCTTCTTCTTCCACATGTACGAGGACGAGCTCGAGCTCGAGTACGCCGACATGCCGCAGCTGTCGGCTGCTGGCGAGGGTCCTCGGGAACTGGAGCCAGGTTCTCGACTGGGGTACGACTTCGAGGGTGAGGTCGTGGAGGACGACGAGCGGTAACGCGCTCATATTCTTTTGTCTGTACCAGGTAAGTAACCCATCTGGGGGTCTGACCTATATGTACACGACTCATGGATACCACATACCGGGTACGAGGCTTGGGCAAGCAAGTCCCATGCCTCGGCCCTGTGGTGGCGTGAGACGATGTCCTGATTGCATGCTGGAGGCGGCGGCAATCACTAAACTCGTCTATTACCGCGAAGAAAAATATGACGAGAAAACGATGTCTCGAGTCTATCAACTCCTGCGCGAGGCCGGCGCAACGACAGAGATAGCTGAGAATGCCATAAAAGTCCTAGAAGACAACGGCATCCTTTTCCGCGAGAGGAAACAACTGTGAAGGCCACCCGGTTCATGCGTCAACCGTTCTTCGTAACGGGTTACCAGGTTACCGAAGAGAACATGGAGTCGATCGCGACGTGGTGTCAGGGGCACATCATCGTTGACGGTAAGGCGCGATTCATTCGGGTACCCGTGGACCGTCCCAGCAGTGTCCGGCAAACCAAAGCTTACGTCGACTCGTGGGTGTTGCTGTCCCTCAACGACCGTAACGAGAGAACCTTCAAGGTGTACTCGACCGAGTGGTTGGAGAAGCAGTTCGTCAAGGTCACCGACGGCGCGATGAACGAGGTTGCCCGGGGGATACTGGGCGACGACGAGATCCAGGAGGAGAACGAGGAGGGAGAAGCAGAGAGTGAGGCGGTCGAGGAGAACCGCATCGCGGCGAACCTACGACTCCTCCCCACGCAAAGCGACCCACGTACGATGAATTTCCGACCCGCCCGCTAACTGATTTATGGGACCCCTCGCTCCCCATAAAAAGCAGTAATACACCCCCGGGAGAAATACATGATCACTGTGTTCGAGTCCTCTACAACCCTATATCCGCGACTCGACGAAAACATCTACCAGACAGCGACGGATCTTCTCCGTCAGGAAATCCAGAACCATCCCGAGTACGAGAATTTTCACTGGGAGCTTCGCGTCGAGCAGTTCGCCAACGGTACGGCTTATGCTCGTATCACAGTAAAAGATCGCCAGGCGGTGGGTGGCCAAGTCGTGTGGTTCTTCATCCTGGCCATCATCGCACTGGCGTGGTTCTATTTCGGAGGATAACGTTCTTCCGACGTTTGCGGATGGGAGCTGGTCTTGGGGTCGGCTCCCTTTCCGGAGATGTTGGGTAACGCAACTGTACAAATCGTTAGGCACTTTCGTCTCAGGGGTGGGATGGTGTCTAGCGACGGCGGTAAGGTTGAGCGTTTGAAAGTCAACAGTAAACGCCCAACATCTTCTTCATCATTTCTTGAGAACGGAGGTGAATAGTAATGAGCACCTATTTCGACGCGGTTCTGGACACCACCTGCAAGCCCATCTTCAACGGAACCCCGAAGGAGACCGTGCAGTGGTTGCGTGACAATCCTTCTCGTCAGGTCAAGCGACTGGTCTGCATCGGCAAGACCATGTCGGTCGTCACGGCGGACGAGTACCTGCAGCTGACGAAGGTCTGATGACATCTGCGACTGGGGGATGAGACGGTGTGCTCGTCCCCGTCTCGGAGATGTCTATCTGAGTCTTCATCATGACCATTCAGAGAGGAATCATTCATGACTGTCGAGGAAATCAAGCAGTGGATTCTCGACAACAAGAAGGGTCTGATTGTCGGTGCTATTGCCGCCATCGTCATCCGATCCATCATCCGCTGAACATACCTGCTACGAGGCGGACAATTACTATTGCGTCAAAGGCCGAATTTATGTCTCATGCGATTCTGAATTCTGCTATGGCGCATGTCAACCGGTGATACCCACCGAACACTGCAGCTGTTTGAAACACGATGATCCATCAAAGGAGTGCAATGCCCAAGCTAAGACCTGAGAAGGTCTACGGCATCGTGGCCCTGTCATATCTGGTGCTGATTCCCGTCGGAGCGGCGATCGCCTGGCGGAAGCTCACCATCGTCGACCAGGATGTCACGGCGATGTGGGAGCAGCTCAACATGCCGGAGCGCACGAATCCAACACCCCTGATCCACACCAACGGACTGCGGAGGTTCCTGGGAGTATGAGCGACACGACCGTCAGCAAAGACGACATGATCAAGGAGATCTGCGACGCGTTCGTCGGCAGCGAAGCCTTGTGGACGATGAACAACGACGCGTTCTCCAGCCCGAGCACCACCGTGATCTACTACCTCACCGCGATGCGGATGGTGAGCGAGAAGGAACTGTTCCAGGACGATTACGTCCGTCTGGCGGTCATCGACTTCCTGGAGAAGAAGGTGGACGAGGCCTCGGAGAGGATCACCAATCCGATGCTCATGCGCATCAAGGGAATTCTCGCCAAGCACCAGTCCTGAGGGGAAGGTCAGACATGACGTCCGTGTATTCCTTCGGCGAAGACAGTCCGCTCAAGTTCGAGATCTCCGACAAACTGGCCAAGTACTACAACGAGGCCGTCGAGCAGTTCTTCAACGCACAAAGGCGTTTCAATCAGAAGTTCGGCCGTCAGTGGGATCCTTTGACCGACCCCATTCAGATCCGGTGGACTCGCAAGCAGCGCAAAGCGTGGAATGACTTTGCCAAGGTCTTCAAGAAGACGGCCGATCAGGGCGACTACCACGCCAACGACATCATGGACGACTTCCTCATCAAGAACATCGTCACAGCCGCCGCGGCCGCCGGAGGGCAGTGGGATCGAGCGATCGGCATTGCTGTACTCGGCGGGGCTCTTCACGGATTCTTCAACAAGCGCTAGGACGACGCATGTCTGTCGATGATGCGATAAAGTTGGCAGAGTACATCAACGAGATCTCTGACACAGCACTGGTCTTGAAGAAAGAATTCCAGGGAGAACTCGATCAGTTCCCAGCACACCAGTATTTCATCATGGCGAGAAGTGACATGGATAACGTCGTCTTCCACATGGCAGCTCTCGGGCTCCTGATTGATCGCGTCTTGAAGACTGTTCTGGAGATCGTCACGGACAACACCAATAAGAGCGATGAGAATGTCGCGGAATATCTCGACACCTTCCAGTCCTTCTTCGCCGAGATCGAGACGTACAAGAGATCATCGTGAAATGTCCGACGTGCAAAGGATCCGGAACCAAACCTGCTCGTAAATGTCCTAAGTGCAACGGTGTGATCGTCGAGGTTGGGCATTGTGACGAGTGCTGGAACGCGGGATACATCGCCGATACGTGTGATGCTTGCAGTGGTAGTGGGGAGGTGAAGGGGCCGTCATGAACAGTGCCCAGCGAGATCACATGTTTCAATCGGTCATCGACGGTTTCGAGGAGGAATACCAGCAAGAAAGGGAGCGCGACAATCTCCCGGGGGATTCTTCCATGGCTCGGGCGGCATTCTATGGTGCGTGTCTGAGAATTGTCCGTGACGGCCCTCGCATGCGTTCGTCGCTCGTGCAAGCGCGGTTGGTCAAGTACTACACCGAACTCAGAGATGAAGAGTACAAAAAGATCGTGGATCGTTTGACCTGACGTCGACAATGACCCTCGGGGAGGGACTACATGGATGAGCGTAAGAAGACGCTCCTCTATCGGATGGTCGAGGATTACAACGACGCGTACGAAACCTACATCACCTCGCAGGGGTTGCTCGATCACCCCGTCGTCCGAGTGGGCTTCTTCGTGGCTCTGGAGCAGATCGTCGACCGGGATCCCATCCCCGACGAGGAGCTTCAGCGTGAAATACTCTCGTATCTGCGAAAGGTCAAGCACTCGACATGGGATGACTACCTCGAGGAGACGGAAGCACTTCTCGTCGAGGTGTCGACTCGCAAAAATCTTCCGCCTGAAGTAAAGCTGACCACCATAACGAGCAACAAGGGTTAAGGAGAAGCGCATGGAAAAGATATTTGTCGAGGTTGATGACAAAGGCGAGTTCGGCGTCTACCAGGTCATCCTGTCGGAGGACATGGAGCGACCGGTCGACTCAACCTGGCTCGACGAGGAAGACGCGAAAACCCGGGCGGCTGAGTTGGGTAGCGGGTGGACCGTGGAGTATCTCGAGGTCCAGACCAAGCGCCACTGACGACGAGAGGGAAGGCCCGGTAACACGGGCTTTCTCTTTTATTCGCATGAAAAACATGGGTTATTATGAGACCACTACGTCCCAAGGAATCATAATGACCATCGCCATGATCATCTTCTCCTTCTTCCTCGGCGGAGTATTCATATACTTCACCATGCGAATCCACCACAACGAGATCATCCAGCAGATGAGAGCCGACATCGTCGACGCTCTTGCCAAGCAGGCCCAAGACTCGTTCGAGGCGGGTTACATGCGCAACGAAATCGAGCGCACCGCCAGGAAGAAGCGGATGTCAAGGATCGACACTCAACTGATACCCGCACAACGCTAGTACATCTCCAGATAATGCAATGCCTTCACACGGCATTGCATTTTCGCTTTGTGTCATGGCGACAATTACATACCATACATTTTTCGCCAAGATCAACAAAAGGACACTAAGGTGAAAACCTCGCATAAAGTTCGTCGTGGATTTGTGCGGACGACGGGATACGGTTTCATCGATTTTCCCCCGGGGTTGGTTTCTACGCCTTGTAAGACGCACACCCATCGCGTGGTTCGTTTTGATGATCGTGGTGGTCTTCGGATAGACCACCTAACCTACAACGGTATCCACTGCAACGGCAACGTCTGTCAGGGCAATAGTCAGCATCGCCGCTATGCGTCCCACACGATCGTACGATGAAGGGCAAAACAGTGAGAAACGTCAATGAAGAAGGACGAGGTCTCTTCATCGTTCTGGAGGGCGGTGATGGGTCAGGCAAGACCACCCAGGCGAAGATGTTGTCGGATGCCCTGAAGATCCACAACGTCGATCACCACCTCACACGGGAGCCCGGCGATACCCGCCTGGGAGCCAACCTGAGAGCTCTTCTGCTGGATCGTGGAGGCGAGCCTATATCCAAGAAGGCTGAGGCTCTTCTGTTCGCTGCAGATCGCGCTGAGCACGTGGAAAAGGTCATCAGGCCGACTCTGAACCGTGGAGTGATGGTGATCTGTGATCGCTATATCGCCTCGACGATCGCGTATCAGGGATATGCCAGCGGCCTGGACGCACCCGTGCTTCGTACGGTGTCGGATTGGGCGTCGTCGGACCTGTACCCCGACTTGACGTTCTTCCTCGACGTGGATCCTGTGATCGGTCTCGAGAGGGCGATGAAGGTCAAGACCACCCGCTTCGAGGACAAAGATCTGAGTTATCATCACGCTGTTCATCGTGGTTTCCTCGAGCAGCGTGATCAGACCTGGGTGACCATGGACGGGATGGAATCGGCTGAGGTGGTGCACAGCAAGATTCTCCATTACGTTCTCGGCGTCATGTCAGCGATGAAACAGATGAGGTACGAACGATTGAACCCGGGAATTGTTCCTCCTCCGTCGATGAGGTATCAGTATCGATGCCCTGAGTGCAATTTCGAGCTTCGACAAATGCTCGCGGATCCGAATCACTACTACTGCCCGGACGGTCATGGAGAGATCTACATTCCGCCTCTGGGTAGTACTCGCGATGGCTTCGTGACATTCGAGAAGGATGTTATGCCCGGTAAGGAGAAGCATGCTGCATCAGATTCGTAAGATCGTCTATGCGATGGGTATGCGACCCAAGCAGGGAAGCATCTTCTTCTCACCCACGATCGCTGTGACGCTCGCCAATCATGAAGCGTGGCGATCCATGGTGGAGGTGATGAAGAAGGTCGAGGCGACGGGAAGCATGATCAATCTCTTCGAGATTCCACCACCTCCTGTTGTCAAGATCGACTCACGACAGACCTTGTATGAGCAGATGCTCTACTGTGTACTGTGTCGGGCCAAGCTGGAGTCTCTCGTCCTCGACATCAAAGAATGCCCTCACGGATGTGGTCGCGTCTTCACCACGGAGAACGCCCAGGGTTTACCGGTCATCACGTTCGAGCCGCTGGAGAGGAATACCCCATGAGTGGCGCTACCGATTGGCTGGTGTTCTCGGGCATCGTACTGGCCTTCATTCTGCTGCTCGTCGTCTCGAGCATCCTGGGCATCCAGAATGACCGGCTCAAGCGTCAGGTCAAGAGTCTGAGCTTTACCGTCGACAAGCAGGAGAAGCAACTCACTGCTGAGTATCTCCGGCGGGTCTCGTGCGAGAAACAGCTGTCGAGCCAGATCTCGGCGAAGCATCGGAAGGATCCTCACTGATGAGCAGATACGACTTGGAGCCGTTCCAGCCGACGGAAGAGGTTGTTATCGGGTGGGATCGCATTCTGCGAAGTTACTTCGCCCACGTGATCGACACGACCAAGGATGAAGACGACGAAGGCCGGGATATCCTCCGGATCGGCTGTAGCTTGGACGAGATCCACGACGTCGAGTTGGTCGTCAAGAGGGTGCAAGCTCACGCCACCGTCCCCTACAAGGTCTGGCATCAGCTCTACATGGATTCAGCGAGGGAGTAGACGCGATGGAAATCCATTATCCCGGTTCACCCAAGATGCTTCGTGAGACCTTGTGTGAGGCACAGGCGTTGCTGACGATGTGGATGCCGAATAATTATGACGTCCACATCGCACGACTGCAGGCTCTCATTAACGATCTGGACAAGCATCGTCCTCTTGGACCTGACGGCAAGCACGGCAATCTCCACACTCGCACATGTGGATGTGAGGACAAGGGTCACGGCACATGGTGCATGTTCTACGCAGAAGAGGGACCAACCATTATCGTTCGTGGTCTGTGTCAATACTGCGGGGTATTCGTCACGGAACAGAATGCTGTGTACCTCAACGCCGAAGAAATGACCACACCTCCTAGCGAGGAATAGAGCTCGACCCATGACCAACGTCACCGTGGGACTCCCCCGATCGTATTTCTACCAACGACTTGCGAACGATCTGATGTGCGAGCTCGTGATGAACAAGCCACCACTCACAACCCCCCGAAAGGAGCTGGTGATGAAAGTGAATATTCAAGACGCGCTGGACCGTCTCCGCGTGTGCCCCGTTTGCGGTCATGAGTTGGAGAGCAACCCTGACCACCCTGCCATCCGTTACTGCGAATGCGGCGAATTCACCGTGACCGAGGTGTGGCTCGACGGTGATGTGACGTTCGAGTTCAAGATGTTCGCGGTGAATGTCGAGACGATCGAGAACGAGAAGGAGATAGCGAAGTGATCAAACTTCGACAGTTCTTGATGAACATCGACACGTGCCCGATGTGCGGCGAAGAGATCTTCATCACGAGCAACAACCCCTACGTTGGTGAGCCCGACATCAATCGCATCCCGCCGACCACTGTGTTCACGTACGTGTGTCTCGACGACACGGGAACAAATCAGACGTGCGGTGAATTCCGTATCTCTCGTGTAAATCAGGAGTCATTCGAGGACGACTGGAAGTGCGAGTACGTTCCGATCGTGAAAGATCTCTTCGAGCCATGATGCTAGAAGGGTATGAGTATCTCCTCCGTCCGCGCACCAGCGATGCTCTCGACCAAATCGAGAATCTCATAGAAGACGGATACGTCAACGCCGCGGGAGCTCGAGGGCTGGCAGAGAAGCTGGCCCTCGACACGCGCAGTCGTCGTGAGTGGAATGAGCGCAGAATGGCGGTGAACAATGCCCCGCGGTATCAAGAACAATCCGTGGAAACTGATCAACAGATGCATCATCTGCGGAACCAAGCTGGTGTTCGTTCCCAGCACACAACCTGACGCTCATCAATTTGAGGGTGCCAAGATCTGCGAGCACAACCACGCACGCTTCAGCGCCTTCGGATGGTTCGATACCGGTAGTAATTGGCATATCACATTCTCTCTTCCTCGTCCTAGTAATCGGTAATTCACTGGAGACCCCCATGGTCAGAGTAGCATTCTCCATCATGGACTCGATGAAGTTCTGTCCCGTCTGTGCCAAGGAACTGGTGATCACGCAGAAGACCGACGATCCCGAGGCGACCATGAAAGAATGTCCCGACCAGCACGTCACGATCATGTGGACGTGGAACTCGGACTACGGGCTTGCCCTGGAGATCGACACCGAGGCAATGCTGAAAAAGGAGTGATATGCGGTTTGTCGGGTTGATGCGGTTCTTATCGAGGGCCGCACACCGTCTCTTTCACTACTACTCAACCTCCTGTTTGCATGACGAGCACTCCTACTGTCAAAATGCCACGGGATTGATGGGGGCGAAGACGCCGGCATTATGTAAGTGGTGTGATGCTGTCTGTCGATGCAAGTGTCATGACCTTCGGGAGTGATGAGCTCTACCCGCATCAGAAAATAGCCCTGAGGAAGCTCGCGAACGGTAAGATCCTCTGGGGAGGTGTGGGATCGGGTAAAACCCGGGTGGCCGTTGAATACTATAAATTGAGAGAGGCACCCCGTGACGTCTACGTCATCACCACCGCCAAAAAACGAGACAGCTTCGACTGGCAGGATGAGTTCTATCGAGTCGGGATCGGACCCCGAACTGGACCTGTATCCGGCGATGCGGGATCTTTGGTGGCGGGGAGAAATCACGCTGTTCGAAGCTTGGAAGATGGATCAGCAGCTTCGACTGATCTCGGAGAACCCGAAGTATCCAGGAGAGAAAGTCTTGACGAGCTTTCTCACTCAAGTGCTGGAACCGGAGCGTTCCGCGTCGAACAAAGCTCTACAAGATCTCAACAAGCTGTATCGAGACAGCATGACGCAGCCGTTAAAATTCGATCGGCAGGAGGAGCTCAGACTCTTCAGTCAAGTTCCCTCAGATCTCATGTGGAGAGCTCTGGAGATGGAGTATTCCTTCATGGGGATATGGCAGAGTCGCGGACCTGCCATGACGGCAGATCTCCAGAACGAGCTGAAGGGAATCTACGAGGAACCACTCAACTGGAGTCGGATATTCGAGCTGTACCAACGCGGAGAACTGGACACGAACTACGTTCGGAGACTCGCGGGTTTGCCGAAGCGGGAGGAGATCCCGGCAACGACAAGTTTGAGGGGTGGGATTCGCTGGGGGAACCCACGACATCCTGTGGCGAGCCAGGATCCCGAATTCGGAACGTTGGAGTACTGGAAGGAGCAATTGAAGCCGGAAAACATTCCAACGGAGCCTATCCCTACGTCTTCACCGTCGACTCCTGGAACAACATCGCCAAGTACGCTGATGTGGCGGGAGCGTTCTTCATATTTGACGAGCAGAGACTGGTTGGTTCTGGAGACTGGTCTCGAAAGTTCCTGCGAATAGCGAAGCATAACCACTGGATCTTGCTGACGGCTACTCCCGGCGATACGTGGATGGACTACGTTCCGGTCTTTGTGGCGAATAATTTCTACAAGAATCGCACACACTTCAAGCGCGAACATGTCGTCTACAACACCTTCACCAAGTTCCCCAAGGTCGACCGCTACATCAATGTCGGACGCCTTGCGAGACAGAGACATCAGCTCCTTGTCGAGATGTCGTTCGTGCGGCATACCCGCCGACGAGAGGTTGAGGTACCCCTGCAGTACGACAAAGAGCTGCTCGACGCGGTTCTGAAGCAGCGCTGGCATGTGTATGAGGACAGACCTTTGCGAGATATCGCGGAGATGTGTTCTGTTTCGAGGAAGGTTGTCAACAGCGATCCTAGTCGATTGGAGATGGTGAAAGAACTATGGAAGAACCATCCGAAGCTGATCGTGTTCTACAACTTCAACTACGAGTTGGAGAGTTTGAGAAGCTTAGCGCAGAGTTGTGGGATCAACTCCATAACAGCATCGGCGAATGGATCAGAACAGCCACTCGAGCTCTTGCTGAACCCAGCGACATCAAAGAACCATGGCTCGTCGCTGAAATCGAAGACGGTGGCGACCTCAGTCAAGGCGACAAACTCATCACGTATACCGTCACCATGCGAGATCGCCGAGTCAAGTAAGAGGGATGCATCATGTCCGACGAATGGTTCTTCATCGACAAAATGCGGCTCGAGAAACTTCACATCCTCAACGATGACTTCGACCCACGCTACGAAGGATGGCTTACTGGACCCATCAGGGAAACCGTTATCGGAAACGATACCGGAGAACCTCTCGAGCTCGATTGTGGCACCATTCAACGCATCCAGCGAGCTCGTGATAGACGAGTCTGGAAGGAAAAGTACTGGATCCGAGTGCTCCGCGACGATAGCGGAATGGAACGGTCACAAGCACCAGCCCGTCCCGCGAACGGATCGATGGCTCTACCTAGTCCAGTACACCGCTGGAGCGGAAGGGTGGAACTGCATCGAGACGGATGCGGAGATCATGTTCTCTCGCAACTACTCTTGGAAGGTTTGCGAGCAGGCGAAAGGGCGAATCGACCGTTTGAATAGTCCGTTCACTGACCTGTGGTACTACGATTTCACCTCGGATTCGTGGATCGACAGGGCGATTGGACGGTCGTTGAGGGCGAAAGAAACCTTCAACGAAGCCAAATATGCCGGTCTGTTTCGTGATTGAGGCTGTCACTTTTCTGTCAGTTTTGAAAAGGGGTGATACAAAATCAGCGATAGAATGGCTACAAACTGGTACCAAATCGGGCGATCTGTGAAAAGGTATAGCCAATTAGGGCACCCGAGCCAATTGTTGTCCTAATTGGCAACCCCCGGTCCGGGTATGTCCGGTTTGGTACCCATATGTCTCCGAGTTAGATACCCATGGTGGTGGGTATCTACCGGAGTTGTCCTAGTTTGTAGGCATCTCGCTGTCACTTTTGCAAAAAAAAGGCCAAAAACTTTTTTAATACTCCCCTCTACGGTATCTAAATATTAATAATTAGATACCAACATGCAAAAAATAAAAAAGTTTTTGGGATTTTTTTTTGTTTTTGACAGGAACCGGCAAAACGGACATCCACCCTTCCAAGAGGCTATACCCTATATAGAAAGCAGTTCCTCATGGTACAAGAGCAGTTCTCACCCACTCCGGAACGGTGGGCGGAGATACGCGACTTCCCCGGATACTCCGTAAGCGACTGGGGACACGTACTGAACAATCAGACCGGCTGCCTTCTTACCCCCACGAGGAAGCCCAGCGGTCTGTTCATGGTTGGACTTATGACGAGGACGATTCAGCACAAGCGCTCACTCCCCCTGCTGGTCGCTAGTGCGTTTCTTCCTCGACCATCCAACGATAGTTTCGACACCCCTATCAATTTGAGTGGCGACCGGTCGGACAACCACTACACGAATCTCATGTGGCGTCCATTATGGTTCGCTCGGAAGTACACGAGGCAGTTCCAGGATGATCACACCACCTTCGATCGCCCTATCGAGGATGTCGAGACTGGCGAGGTCTATAAGAACTCGATGCATGCTTCTACATTCAATGGTGTGCTCGACGTAGAGATTTACCTCTCCATGCTCAACAACACGTACGTCTGGCCGACGGGTCAGATCTTCAGGGAGGCCATCGAGCGTTAGATACCGTAACGCATCGCAAACATGGATTATAATAGGAGGAATAAGATAACCCTTGTATTTCCTGCGAGGCTCCCCATGGTCTGACTGAGAAAGGAGGATACCTTGCTTGAGGGCGAGTACAAAACTCGACTGACGAAAAGGATCTACGATCGTTTCCCAGGTCTCTGCGAAGTGGTGCGACTAGATTCAGCTCTCAAGCAAGGTATCCCAGACATGGGTGTTCTCTTTGTGAATGGCTTCTGGGCCGTTCTCGAGGCGAAGATGCGACCGAGCTCTCGTCGCCAGCCCAACCAGGAATACTACGTTGCGAAGTTTGATGAGATGTGCTTCGCCAGGTTTATCTGCCCCGAAAACGAAGAGGCCGTTCTGGATGAGCTTCAACAAGAATTCGAGAATCATTGGGCAGCACGCCTTCCTTAGTCCGAGCAACTACCATTGGTTGGACTACGACGAGGACAAGCTTCGCGCCAGCTTCTTCAACAAACAACAAGCCGCCCGCGGCGATCGTCTCCACGCCTACGCGCAACAGGCCATTGATCTGAAAGTGCGACAGGCTGATAACGGTACGACTCTCAGCATGTATATCAACGACGCCATCGGTTTCCGGATGCAGGCTGAGGTTCCGCTGTACTACTCCGACGATTGCTTCGGTACCGCAGATGCCTGCGGATTTCGAGACAACACTCTTCGGATCTCTGATCTCAAAACGGGGATCACCCCAGCAGATATGAAGCAGCTGCTGATCTACGCTGGTATCTTCTGTTGGGAATGGTCTCAGAACCCTAACGACATCCGCATCATCTTACGGATCTATCAAAACGATGCGGTTGAGGAATTGATCCCGGATCCCTCTGACATTGTCATGGTGATGAGTCGGATCAAGACTCAGGCTGCCCTGGTTGCATATTTGCGAGAGGAGGACTAAGTAGTGGTTACCATCCCTGAAGATGAGTACCTAGCCAGTCAAGGCGTCATCTCCCACTACGGAACTCCTCGGCACTCGGGTCGGTACCCGTGGGGATCTGGCGGGGACGACGAATCCAGCCAGCGTAATCGTTCCTTGCTGGACGAAGCCGATTCGATGAAGAAGCAAGGTCTGAGTGAGAAAGACATTGCTACTGGGTTGGGTATCACAACCACCCAGCTTCGCGACCTTCGCACCATCGTTCGCAACGAACGGCAGCAAGATCAGATTCACATGGCCCAGAAGCTGAAAGACAAGGGCCTGTCGAACGGCGCTATCGCGATTCGTATGCGCGAAGCCGGCTACAAGGTGAACGGCGAATCTCAGGTTCGTGCTCTGTTGCAGCCGAGTCAGGCCCGCAAGGTTAGAGTTCTGGATAACGTCACGACCACCCTTCGTGATGCTGTCAACAAGAAGGAATTCCTTGACGTCGGTGCCGGTGTTGAGTACCAACTCAACATCACCAGCACGAAGCTGCGCAGTGCTCTGCAGAATCTGAAGAACGAGGGTTACAACGTCTTCGAGGTCAAGGTCGAGCAGTTGGGTACCGGGAATCAGACCAACATGAAAGTGTTGACCAAACCCGAAAATGAATGGGGTGACGTACAACGTAATCGTCACAACATTCAGCAACTGCAGGAGTACTCCGAGAATGGCGGTCTGACCTCTCTCGGTATGGTTCCTCCGCTGTCTGTCAGCTCTAAGCGCATTGGCGTGCGCTACGCCGATCAGGGTGGCGCAGAAGCTGATGGGGTCATGTATGTTCGTGATGGTGTATCTGACCTCTCTCTGGGCCGTTCACGCTACGCGCAGGTACGTGTGATGGTGGATGATTCGCACTATCTCAAGGGTATGGCTATCAAGGTTGACGGTCGTGACTTGCCAGATGGCGTGGACATCCTCTTCAACACGAACAAGAACTCCACTGGCAACAAGCTTGACGCCATGAAGGAACTTAAGAAAGACAAAGAAGGAAACGTCGATCAGGACAATCCGTTCGGTTCGACTGTTCGACAGATCGGTGAACGCGACCAGACGGGAAAGATCACCAAGCTCACCTCGGCGATGAACGTTGTCAACGAGGAGGGTAAGTGGGACGAGTGGTCGAAGAGTTTGTCGTCACAGTTCCTTTCGAAGCAGCGACCCACACTCGCCAAGGAACAGCTCGATCTGACATACACCAAGAAGAAGACTGAGCTTGATTCCATCCTGGCTTTGACTAATCCCTCGGTGAAGAAGAAGCTTCTTGAGTCCTACGCTGATGGTGTAGATTCGTCCGCAGTACATCTGAAGGCGGCGCATCTCCCTCGACAGAAGACTCAAGTCATCATGCCAGTCAATGACATGAAGCCAACTGAGGTTTACGCTCCCAATTTTCGAGATGGCGAGCGTGTTGCTCTCGTGCGTTTCCCTCACGGAGGGACGTTCGAGATTCCGGAGCTGACGGTGAACAACCGTAATCCCGCAGCAAAGAAGTTGCTGGGAGATTCGAAAGACGCTATCGGCATACACAGTAAGGTTGCCGAACGTCTATCGGGAGCTGACTTCGACGGGGATAATGTTCTTGTCATCCCTAACAACTTAGGCAAGATCAAGTCGACGTCGCCTCTGGAGGGTCTGAGGAACTTCGATCCTAAATCTTCGTATCCGCCATATGAGGGTATGAAGAGGATGACGGATCGAGAGAAGGGTTATCAGATGGGGTTGGTTTCCAACCTCATCACTGACATGACCATTCAACGTGCCAGCACAGAAGAGATAGCTCGAGCTGTCCGGCACTCGATGGTGGTGATCGACGCCGAGAAACACAATCTCGACTGGCGTCGCTCTCGTGACGACAATGGTATTCCTGCTCTCATGAAGAGATACCAGGGTAGGAGTTTGGGTGGTGCTCGAACTCTTATTTCGAGAGCAACCTCACCTGAGAAAGTCGATCAGAGAAAACCTCGCTCAGCATCCAAGGGCGGTCCGATAGACCCCAAGACGGGAAAGAAAGTCTTTGAACCCACTGGAAGAATGAAATCGTGGGTCGATGAAAAAGGCAAGACGCACGTCATCCCGTTCAAAACCGAGACCACCAAGTTGGCAGAAGCAGACAACGCCCATACTCTGTCTTCTGGAACGGTCATCGAGAAGGTCTACGCAGACCACTCCAATAAACTGAAGTCATTGGCAAACGCGGCTCGTAAAGAGCTTGTCTCCATTAAGTCCAAGCCGTATTCACCATCGGCAAAAAGGACCCATGCTTCAGCGGTTGAGACCCTCAATGCTAAACTGTCCCTGGCTCTCAGAAACGCCCCCCTCGAAAGGCAAGCCCAGGTCTTTGCGAATGCTACTGTTCGCCTTAAGATCCAGGCGAACCCATCGCTTCGGGAGAAGGAGAACAAAGCAGAGCTTAAGCGAGTGAAATCGCAGGCTCTTTCTGCAGCCCGTGCTCGAACAGGTGCAGAGAAGCAGAAGTTCGATATCACCGACTCCGAATGGGCAGCCATTCAGGCAGGTGCCATCACGGCCCATAAACTCGACCAGATCCTCAATCATGCCGATCTTGACAGGGTTAAGGAACTGGCTACACCAAGGGCTGTTGTGAAGATGACAACTGCCAAGGAGAGCAAGGCTCGGTCCCTACACGCACAAGGGTACACGTGGGCTGAGATCGCTGACTCTCTGGGCGTCTCTGTGTCTACCGTTCAGGCCGCACTCAAAGGGGAAGGAGACTGATGGACTTCTTCATGCTTACTACAACTGACAATCCATTCAGTCCCGTTACCCAGTACGATGAGTGGATGGCATGGGACATGGCACATGGGTACTACTCGAATTCTCTGTTGGCTCGAGTAGTTCGTACATCTCCTGAACTGTCTGATGCAGATCAGGAACAAGCAATTCAGGATGCGATTGATGAGATCGTTACCGAGAATGTTTCTGGAGTACATACGAAGGTCAGAGCAAACTCGTTCTCAACTCAAGCTTCCTAACACTTCGCAATCTCACAGAGTATCACAACGTATAATGATCTGTGAGATTGCGAAGGAGAACCGAGAGTTCCACGACTCTCTGCTCAAGGCGAACTTCAGTTTCGTTTGAAATTCAAGATGGGGGGAGGGGTCCGCGAAAATCGGACCCCCCTCTGCATCGCTG